TATCTCCTTCACAACGGTGAGCCACACGCCCACTCTGACGTAACTTGCTTGCTGACTGCAGAACGCGCTGCCGTGAGTAACCTGCAAAAGCATCCGCAATGTCTCCGGAAGTACAGCCCGGATGGGCTTCAATGAATTTCTGAACGTCATTCAAAAGACTCATGCTCACCCCCTGAATCCTGCCGGGATCTGGCTGTAGTCCACATTGTCGTAACTGGCTTTGAAGTACGGGTCTTCGCGTTTTTCTGTGTACGTGCTGACGGACGGCGATAAGCGCAGGGAAAGCTCATCCCATTTTTCCCGCAGCTTCGACGGGCTGAGCACGTTACGGCACCAGAACGGATCGCGGCTGACGCGGCTGTACATCTCGCAGATTTGTTTGTGAGTACGACCATCCTGCACACACATCAGGCGAATTTCGTTTGCCCAGGCTGTCCAGTTCGGTTCTTTGGGACGAACCACCTCGCCGTCACATTCGGCAGCCTGCTCGTACAGGGCGATGATTTTTTTCCAGAGCCACTGTGCGCAGGTCAAATCATCCTGCGTCCCCCACTGGCGCTTTTTAGGGCTGAATACAACCGCATCAGGATGGCGAGTTAAAAAATCCTGTTCAGCCGTCTGCGTGTCCGGTTGCGAAGCGTCCGGACGAGAAGTTTTTTTATCTGACGGATCATGTTTTGATTTTACTGACGGATCCCCGCCAGATTCTGACGGGTGAAAACCCGCTTTTTTGCCAGATTTCGACGCATCAAATTTTGACGGGTCAGATTTTGATGCGTCAGATTTTGACGGGTCAGAATCTGACAGTTGAGAAAATGCCGCTGCCTGAAGCTTCGCAACGTTAAGCTGATAAACATTCGACGCATTGCGGTTACCCTGGCGACGCGCCTTACGCGTTAACCAGCCTTCTGCTTCCAGCCGTGCGATAGCCGTTCTGACGGTACTCATCCCCGCGCCAATCTGACGGGCAATGGTTTTAATTGATGGCCAGCACACACCTTCGTCATTACTGAAATCAGCCAGGCGGGCCATAATTGCCACGCTGGATAACTTCATGCCTGATGCAGCGCAACCATCCCATACATAGCCGGTTAATTTAGTGCTCATGACCGACCTCTATTTCCCTGAATTTACGACGAAACTGTTCGAGCGGACTGAAGCATTCATGCTCATAACCTTCGCGGAGGTAGATAACCCGTTGTGTTTCCGGCTCCCAACGAATGACTCTGACGGGCACTCCGTAGTGATCTTTGAACCAGCGGTTAACTTGTCGCAAAGGACTGTCTCCTTCTGCCGGTTGAAATCACCCACAGCCCACTCTGCAAAGCTGTGGGTTACAATTTCCCTGTCACCTGGTACATTCACTGCATAGCAATATTCCACCTTCGCTTTTCCACCCGGTACCGGAAGCGCAATCAGTTGCGAGCGACGGTAGTGTGTTGTTAAACTGTTCATGCGTTAGTTTCTCCACAACCAGAAGCAATCGACGCCACGACGCCCGGAGCTGCACACTCGCGGGCGTCATTACTTTCTGAAATGCAAAAAATTTTGTAGACAAGTGCTGCATGCTCCTGCAGCTTCGAAATTGAGAGATACAGCTCGTCGTTAATTGCTGTCTTCTCATGCGGTTCCACTACACCGTCTTCGATTGCTGAACGAATCTGTTTTGAATAACTGCCGATCTGTTCAATGACTTCCAGCAGACGCTGGTTAATATCGGCGTTGTCCACATCCTCGACGTCAGGAAGAGACACAAAGACGCCATTTGCAGACTGCGCCACAGCATCAGCAATGAAGTGAGTGCCACCAGCACGCTGTAAAACCATTGCCCATCCCAGCGGGAAAATCTGATCGCCATCTGCACGAAGGCGGTTGAATAAAGCGTTTTCTGTTACATCGAGCCAGTCAGCCGCTTCAGCGTAACCACCCGGCAACGCCGCGATAGTTTTTCTGACAGCTTTCACGTACCACTCAGGCTGTTTTTCTATTTTCCAGTGATGCTTACCCACGGTTCACCTCCTGTTCCTGTGGTTTAAACCCATTCTGATTTTGGCTAGATTGAAAACGTGCCGGATAAAGAATCTGCATTTCGCTGACTTCACCCTTAAAAAAATTGGCTAAACGTTCTGCAAGCTCGATAGATGGAATCTGCTCCAGCCTCTCAATACGACTCAACGTCGCTGGATTGACTTGAACACCCGCAGCAACATGCTGCAAAGTGAAACCATGCGCCTTACGCACATTTCGTAATGGTGATTGCATATACCCTCCAAATATTGCGCGTTATGCATGTTATTTCACGCAATTATTTTGCGCAAGTTGATTTGCTTATCACGCAATAAAGAAATGTAATAAACGCATGAACATAGGAAACCGAGTCAGACAACTTCGCCAAGCGAAGAACATGAAAATCGCCGATCTCGCTGAAGCAATAGGAGTAGATGCGGCGAACATCTCGCGCTTAGAAACGGGTAAGCAAAAACAATTTACCGAACAAACACTGAGTAATATTGCCAAGAGCTTAGGTGTTGATATTGCTGATCTCTTTACCTCTGCCCTCAAAAGTAATACTGTATATAAAAACAGTAATAATGAGGATGTTGCGCAGGTGAAGGATGTGTTCCGTATTGAAATGCTGGATATCAGTGCCAGTGCGGGAAATGGCCTTATCCAGGGCGGTGATGTCATTGATGTGATTCATGCCATCGAATACAGAACTGATAATGCTGTATCAATGTTCGGCGGACGACCAGCCAATCACATCAAAGTTATCAACGTTCGTGGGGACAGTATGTGTCCAACCATTGAGCCAGGAGATCTCATCTTCGTTGATGTCAGCATCAATCAGTTTGATGGTGATGGTATATATGTCTTTGGTTTTGATGACAAAATATACGTTAAAAGACTTCAAATGATTCCTGACAAACTGCTGGTGATTTCTGATAACCAGATTTACCGTGAATGGGGAATTACTAGCGAAAACGAACACCGATTCATGGTCTTTGGAAAGGTCTTAATCAGTCAGTCGCAAACCCTTAAGAGACATAATTAACCTCAATATCCCATCCATCGGCCACCGAAAGGTGGCTTTTTATTACCCATCATTTTGCATATATCGCAATATTACTTGCATATCTCGCAATTTAATTTTATCTTTTGTTCCAGACCAACTACAGGATTACAACAAAATCTGGTTGCAAAACGGTGCATGTGTCGTAAGCGGTCAGTAAATGTCAAAAACGAACAGGCAGGACGCCCACGAAGTAGCAGCCTGGGGCATATGAAGTCCAGGATGATTCGTTAGCGGATGATTTCAGTGGAGAGAATAGATGAATGAGCAGGATTTGAAGCATGTGATCGCATTGTTGCTGGAAGACGCTAAACGTTTGCAGCAGATAGAGCCAAATGCAGGCACTGAGGCCCGTATTTTGTTAGCAAAACAGGCATTAAAGACTTGCGAGGCGCAAGACCCTGATCGAACCAAGTTCATGAATTTCATGGCTAACACGATCACCCCACTGCCATGCAATGGAGAGAGGGTGAGCCGTGTTTATCACGACACAATGGTTAAGGCATTAAGAATCGAGCTTGATGGGCTTAGGCGTAAGATCGTGATGAACAAAATCGTTGCCAACTAAGGAAGCAGACGGAAGTAAGCATGCGCTTTGTTCAAATTTGCAGACAAATATATTTGCGTCAACACCAGCACTGTTAGCAATGGAAAAAGTTTGATCAAGGATTTGTTGGCAGTTCATTGTGCTTTTGAGGATATATCCCTCTGGAATCAGTCTGCAGCAGCTATCGTCAGACTCTTTGATTGTTTTCTGGTACAGAAAGTTAAGCATTAATTCTTCAAATTTTTTGGTCTGTTCGGCTGTTGCTTCAAACAGACGAACGTGAACATAAAACTGGTTCATTAGGTTTCCTTGCTGGCTGTGTGAGAACTCCAGCATACCACCGAGCCTGAAGTGGTGAAAAGACAGGCAATAGTTTCATTGCTGTGTGTAGTCCTGGCGGTACCAGTTTGTACCCTTGCTTCCGGCTGGTACCGCTCTTTTTACAAAACAGAGAAGAGCATCACCGGACGACGGGCTCATAACCCAATCCATCCGGGCGGCTGCCACCGCAGGTGTTCTTCTCTGTTTTGTGGAGAAACCAACCGACCTTGCAGGGTCGATATGATGAGGAGCAGCAAAATGGCTAGCGAACGCGG